CCGCATGGCGAAGACCGAGGGGCTCACACAAGCGATGGTCGCCGAGGCGGGCGGGCTGCCCGGCCAGAACGCGATCTCGCGCCTCGTGTCCAATCACAAGATGGGACCGTCCGTCGAAACGTTCACCCGCGCCGTGCAAGGGCTGGGCATTCGCGTGTCGCAATTTTTTGCGGAGTTGGAGTACATCGATGACCTCGCCGCGGCGAAAGACGCCCTCGAACACGGACGGATCGAGGTCGGCGTCGATCTGAAAAAGAGCGACAAGACCGTTTTCGTCGCGGTCAACACTAAGGATCAATCCCCGCCGCGCCGGGCGCGCGGCTATCGCCAACGCCTCGACGACCTCGAACAGGCCCTGGGTACTCAAGATGATCGTGCCATTTCCAATGCCCAACGAATCGCACACCTCGCCGACCTCACCGCACAACTCGACCGACGTTTTGCGGACTTGGCAGCATCTGTCGCAGCACACCGAAACACTGATCCTGCTGCACCCCGACATCGGCCGACTCCTCGTAAACGGGTTCGCCGAAGCGCTTGAACTGGCGACCGCGCACACCGCCGCGGAAGCCCACGCCGCGGACGGCTTCGTCACGGTGTACGTCGACACCTACGCCGCGCTCGTGAAGGAGAAAATTCGTGGACTTCTCTGACCGGGTTCTGGGCGCGTGGGTCGCGCGCCAACTTCGAGCCCGTCACGATGCGGTGATCCTGCGCATCGGTCGCGATGCCTTTGCGCGCGAGGACTTGGCGCACGTGTCGTGCTTCCACTTCACCGCCGCGGCGAATCTGTCGGCGATTCTCAATCGCACCTTCGAGGTGAAGGACACGCGCGATGTGTTCGAGCACATCACGCCCGCGATGCTGGCGCTCCCGCGCCTCGGCTCCGTCGCGATTGCCGTCCTGGGCGCGGCCTTCGAGGCCAAGGGGCTCGGCGGCACCGCGCCGCTTGAAACGTGGGTTCGGCGTCACACGCCGAAGGACGCGCCGATCCACACGTTCGCGTCATTGAAAGGCCACGACGCCGCCGAGGCCGCGGCGGAAAGCAAACAGACCAAATCGCGAGTCACCGCACGCCGGTACAAGGCGCACCGGCTGCGCGTCTCTCGGTTCACCAAGCGCCAGCAGAGGGCGAGTTGATCAACGAAAAACGATTACGGGAGTTGCTCACGTACCACGAACATGCGGCCGATTCGATCCGCACGGTGATGGCGCTCGCCAACGGTCACGCGGTGAAGGCGAAACAGAACGGCCATGCGACGGTCCTGGCCCATGCGCTCGCGCTCGATGCCGACCGCCGCGAGGTCGCACCGGCCAAACGCAAATACCACAAGGGGCACACCGCCGCGGTGACAAAGCGCCGCGCGCACACGAAAGCGTTCCTCGATCACTTCTCCACCACGACGCCGCGCACGACCACGGAGGGCATGAAGTTGATCGGCTCGATGGTGCGGTACGGATATCTGAAAGCCAAAGGTGACGGTTACCTCCGCACCGACAAACCGTTCACGCCGTAGTCAGTCGCGTGCGCCCAACGCGCGCGCCCCGGCCGCCCGCCGTCCTTCACAAAGCTTGACGCACCAGACCTGTCAGGAAGGGCGATTCGGAAATCGCACACGATGGCCATGTGGATCACGGCAGTCAGCGACCAGTTTATCGAGGTCGAGCCGGACAACGGCTCGGCCTTCACAGTGCAGGAGCTTCAAGAGTTCGTGGGCGGCTACATCGAAATCGTGCGCGGCCCACGCTTCGCGAACGGCCCGACGTTCATCGTGATCAACGAAGACGGCAAACGCACGTTGCCGCGCAACGGGTTCGCGACCTATCTCTATCACCTGGGCGGCGGCCCGTTCGATGACTGGATCGTCGGCGATGTGCTGGTGTGCTCACGCGCGGAACTCGGAGAAGACGATGAGCCAGAGGAATGATCGGTACGTGATCTGGTCGATTGAACACACGGCATGGTGGCGACCCGCGCGAATGGGTTACACGATCCGCCTGGACGAAGCGGGCCACTACGACAGCGCCGAAGCCGCCGCCATCGTCACCCGCGCGAATATCGTGTCGTTCAACGAAGCGATGATCCCGCTCTGGTGTCTGGAGAAGGACGCATCGTGACCAGCGAATTACGGGTCGGCGTCATCGACGGCGCCAACGCGGCCCGGGTCGAAAAGAATCGCGACGACTGCACGCGACACGTCTGGGTCGACCCGGCCGAACCGCTCGCGACTCGGCGCGCCGTCGTGCCGATCATCGGCACGCTGCCCGAGATGATGAAACGCGGACGCACGTACCGGTGCGAGACATGCGGCGCGATCTTCGTGGTGCCGCCGCGATGAACATGCGCGTCAGCGGATCGGAATCGATTGCAGCAACAGCGCGACGGTGATCAACAGCACCGCCACCCAGAGCGGCGCCCGGTTCATCGCCGCCGCCACCGTGACCACGAACGCCGCCAGCGCGAGCAGTAGAGCAATCGTGAGCATGGCTTCACTCCTTTGCGGTCCAGCGGTCGGGCTCGCAGGTCCAGCCGCAAATCCCTTCCGCACACGCCGGGTTGACGAGCACGCGCGAGGGTAAGCCGTCCTGGCAGATGTGCGACGGGACGATCCGCACGCCGGTCCGACAGCCACACGAGGCGACCGCCACGAGCGCCGCGGCGGCGAGCTTCAGAGCCATCCGCCGTCGTCGTTCATCCCGCCGTTGCCGTAGCCCCAGACCTTCGCGTCGGTGCCCTTCACGTTGTCGATGGTGCAGCACGCGTAGTACCCGCGTTGGCTGCCATCGTCTTCGTTGGGATGCTCCGACCCGGACCCCCACGGGTCGCCCGTGAACTGGAGGATCGCTTGGTCCTCGCAGAGCCGGAACTTGTGGAGGTTGCCCTGCTCGCCGAACGTCCACAGCGTGTCAACGATGCGCGCCTGGAGCTCGGGCACGTCCCACTTCGAATCGGCCTGATAGTCGATGCCGTCGCAGTCCGTTCCGAGGTCCTCCCAGAATCCGAAGCGCCCGCGGGGATCGCCGTCCGCAAACCAACTCGTGACGTGCGGATAGAAGTGGCACCAATTGCTGACGCCGTAGGCGTGCGCGGTCTGCCCGACCCACTTCACGATCTCGATGGTCGGCGCGCCCGGCACGTTGAAGCTATCCATCTCGAAGGCGGGAATCACTTCGTCGACGACCTTCGCTTCGAGCAGCGCCATCAGCAGCGGGCCGATCCGATCCTGATACTGCTGCGGCGTCATGTCGCGCGGGTCGTAGACCTTGCTCGCCAGCGAGACGACGACGTACTTCATCCCGAGCTTGTGGAGCAAACCGCAGTCGTCCACGAACTTATTGAGGCTCGGGTCGCCGCCCACCGGGTCCCATAGCGCGTTGCTCGCCCAGCGGCACCAGTGCGTGTAGCCGCGCTCCAAATGGCGGTCGACCATCTGCGGCCACCACACGTTGCGATCCTGTTTGTAATCGAGCCCGCAAATGACGCGCTCGGGATGTTCGCTGCTGCCGCCGCTCGGGCCACCGGGCACCGCGGGCAGTCCCGGACACGGCACCGCCCACCAGTCGCCGCGCAGATAGTCGCGCGTGTGCGGCGGCACCCACGGCAGAACTTTGTCGTAACTTCCCTCTGGCGCCGGAGGGAACGTCCGCACGATCGGCGGCGGGACGGGCCGCTTTACACGAAAGGGGTGAGGGTGACGACCACCTCCCGGTCGTCGTCCGCGTCATCGACGGTCAGGTACTCGCAGTGCGATTTGAAGCCGTCGGCCTGGACGAGAAACGTGACCTGCGCGCCATCGGGGATATCCTCATCGAGCAGCGCGACATCGGCGTACCCGTTGCCATCGGTGAAGCGGGTGAACGTCGTCCCTGTGTTCTGAATGTTCGCGGACACGTAGGCCGAGGGGATCGGCAGGTGTTCGGTGCTGACCACGGTGGTGCGGATCGTCATGGGGCTCCTTGTGGGACGGGGACGCCGTCGGGAATCGTGAGCGTCAGCGCGGTGTCGTCGAGCGCGAAGTGTTGCGCCTGCGGGTCGAACCCGAGCGTCACCGCGAGGTCGGCGACGAAGGCGTTCTGTTCGCGCTGCGCCGTCAGCAGCGCCTCGCGCGCCTGGGCGGCGACGGTGGCGCGGTGCGCCGCCCGTTCGGCCAGCGCGGTGAGTTTCCAAAACGTGGCGGCGTCGAGCGTGTGGGTCATCCGATCACTCCCGACATCAGCGTCCAATCGGTGTGCAGTTGCGATTCGATATCGGGATCGCCCGCCGCGCTGATGACGCCGCCGACGGTGAAGTTGTAGCTCGTCTCGAAATTGAAAATGTTCGGCCGTCCGACGAAGGACGACGCGAGCTGTTGCGCCGTCTGCTGCGGATTGTTGATCACCCGGTTCGCGAACTGCGCGCGTTCGGTGTGATGTTGCGTGACCGGATCTTCGTTCAACACTTCCCACGCGACCTTGCCGAGCGCGTTTTCGAGCCGCTGTTGGAACCGCCGATCATCGGCCAGGGCTTGTTGGGTGTACGCATCGTTCGCCATCAGTTCAGTCCTTTCAATGCGGCGATCTCGGCGCGAAGGGCCGCGAGCGCGGCGGCGTGCTGTTGCCAACCGACGATCAGATCAGGGACGTACTTCGAGTAGTCGGTCGACCACGGGCGCAGGAGTCGGCCTTCGTCGTCACGCTCGTCGGTGCCGGGTATGTTGGCGAACGGCGCGACCTCGTGCGCGTCCTGCGAGAACACGCCGCGGGCGGGCGTGCCGTCGGCGATCCACTCGTAGTCGTGGATCTCGGTGCGTTCGAGGACGGTCGTGTCACGCGCGAGGCCGCGATCGGTTTTGAGGCGCGCATCCGACGACGTGAGGAACGCCGTCGCTGTGCCCGAGGTCTGCACGCCACCGACTGGGCCGTTTGCATTGTAAAAGGCAAAAATACTCGCTGCCCCCGTTCCGACGTTGCCGAACAAGGCCCCCCCGCCGTTAGCCGTGAAGCTCGTGAACTGATTCCCGACGCCGCCGCCGAGCGGCCCACCATTCAATTCACCGGCGGGGCTGATCCACCAGCGCTTAAATCCACTCGTCCAAAACTCCATCGGCCCGCTGGCATTCACACACGCGAAGATCAACCCACCCGCGCCCGCTTGACTAATCGTGGTGCCGTCGGCCCGTTGGTATCCGGCAGCCGGGACGTAGGTCGACGAGAACGTCTGCATCGCGCACGTGTACGCACGGGCATCGTTGGCAAGATAAAATGTCGTCACGGCCGCGCCCCCCGCCGCCGTGTTCCGCAGGACCAAGGCTTGTTCGCCGCTGCCGCTGGCGGAAAATGAATGCGTGCCGAAAGCGACCACAGAGAATGTGCCGTTGATCGTCTGGTTGCCGGTGAACGTGTTCGCGCCCGCGAGTTGCGCGACCTTCGCGAGCGCTCCATCGATCTGGTTGTACAGCTCGGTCTTCCACGCGTTGTTGATCACGGTGCCGGTGGTGCCGGTGCCGTCGTCGTCGAGCCAATCGGTGCGTACGATGGTGACAGGCATTAGCTGGCTACCTCTTTGATCAACCGCAGCAATTCGTCGTACGTGAAGCGCAGACTCGACGCCTGCACGGTGTAGGTCGGGTTCAGGTGCGGGATGTAGAACTTCGTGATGCTCACCCGCTGAATCAGGAACGTGCCGCGCAGGTTGATCGGCGGCCCGAGGTTGATCCCGATGGGGCGACCCGCGTGCGTGTTGATGTCGCGGGAGACGTAGTTCACGGTGATGACGCCGACCTTCCCATCGACATCGCGGGCGGCGAGCAGCTCGAGTTGCGCCTGACACCGCGCCACGCCTTCGGTGTAGGAGAGCCGCCGATCCTGAATCTCGTTTTCGATGACGCCGTCGCTGCCGGGAATCTGCGCGCGCACCGCGGCCTGGGCGGCCAGGTCGTCCACCTGCACGAAGATGTTGACCTGATCGCCCTTGAGGACCGGGTACTTGATCGCGCCGATGCCGCTGGTCGGCACGCCGGTCAGCATCGGCGCCGCGACGACTGTGGAGTTGTACGAAATGGTCGCCGAGATGCTGCCCGGTCCCGTCACCGGAATCCCGATCAGACTGTTGCCCGAGATGCCGGTGTACCGCACGACTTGCGATCCCACCTGCGCCCAGCCGCCCGCCGTCAGGAACCCCGCGACGCTCGCGCACAAGAGCGACGATGATCCCGCCAAGACGTTGCCCGACGGCTGGGCGAGGCTCGACGTGTCCGAGGTCGGCACGTTGGCGCCGAGCGTGGCATCGGCCGCGGCGTCGAGCCACGCGGTCGTCACGTTGTCGGCCAGAATTTTGAGCAGCTTCAGTTGGGCCGCGCCCGCGGCGGTGCGATAGAGCTTGCGTGATGTGACCGTCGTGGCGCCAATCGGAATCGCGCTCAACTGGACCTGTTGCGCGATGGCGGTGTTGACGGTGGGCGCCGCGGCCGCGAGGCTCGCATCCCCATAGAGATCCGTCCACGTCGTCGTGGTGTTGTCCCAAAACGTCGCGATGAGTTTCAACGGGCCGCCGCCGACGGCCGAGCGATAGAGGTTGCGCGCGGTCACCATCGCATTGCCGAGCGGAATGTTGGTGATCGGGATCTGGCGCAAGGCTGCACCGTTCACGGTCGGCGGCGCGACACCGAGGGCGGCGTTCGCCTTCGTGTCGTCGTACGTGGTGCTCGTGTTATCAGCGATCTGTGCGAGCAAGCGCAGCCCCGCGCCGCCCGAGCGCCGATAGAGATTCCGGTACCCCACGTTCGCATCGACGCCGGTCCCTCGGGGAATGCTCGTGAGATGCACCGCCGTGGTGACCAAGGCCGTGTTGGTGAGGGGTGGCGTGTTCGTGCCGAGCGCCGAATCGGCCTTCGTATCGTTGTACGAGGTGGTCGAGTTATCGGCGAACGTGACGAGCAGTAGCATGGGCGACGTGGTGCCCGCCTTCGAGCGGTAGACGTTCCGCGCGTAGACCCCCGCCGGCCCGGTGGGAATCCCACTGATCGGAATCGTTTGCAACGGTGTCCCGTCGGTCCCCGGTGTCGTATTCGACGACGGCGGCGACACGCTGCCGGCCCCGTAGTACCCGCAGCCGACCGTCGTCGTGATGTTCGACAACGTCATTTCCAACTGCCAGTATCCCGGCACGCCCGGGTAGCCGTGATAGATCGCGATCTGCGTCACGCGGGAGTCTGGCGACGCGAACACGGTCACATTGATATTGCAGCCGCTGTTCGGATCGTTGACGTACCCCAGCACGTAATCGCCATTGGCCGGGGACCACAGCGTTTCCCCCGAGGACGTTCTGTAGGCATAGCAAAACGTCTCGTACGTGCCGACGGGCTGTGCATTCCCGTTGTGAGTCGTCGTCGCCGTACATCCGGGTGGCTGCGTCGGATTCGGCACCCGCGTGCTGGCCGACATGCCCGTCGCTCCAGGCGCCGTCGCACCAGCCGTTGTCTCGCCGCGCGCGGTCAGGAAGGTCGTGCAGTACGTATGCGAGCCGATGGTCACCGCGCCGCCCGCCGTCGCCGCATTCACGGTCGGCACACCCGGTGCCGGGATCGGCGTGCCGCCGATGGTGATCGCGCCGCTGATCGGACCGGGCGTCGTCTCGCCCGCCGCGTGACCGAAGGACACCGCGTAGTCGTGCGTGCCGTCATCAGGACCGGCGCCAATGGCGCCCGCCGCGGGCGTCGGCGCGGTGGTCGGCGGCTGCGTCACGCCACTGCTCACACTGGCGGAGGGACCGGGCGTCGTCTCCCCGCCGCTCGCAATCATGAACGTCACCGCGTACACATGGAGGCCCGGTTCCGGTCCGCTGCCCAAGACCGGCGTGCCGAGTGCGGGCGCCGCGGTCGGCACGGCCACGACACCGACGTTGACGGTGCTGAGGGGACTGGGCGTGCATTCCCCGACGGCGGTCGTATAGGTGACCGCGTAGCTATGGACGCCGACTTCGATGCCGGTGCCGGGCACGACGGCGGCATTGATCGCGCTCGACGGCGACGCGCCTGGACCGACCAGCGAGCCGCGCCCGCCCGCATCGAGGCCGGTGTAGTTCACGCGCTGCTGCCCGACCAGCACGACGCCGCCGGCCGCGAGATACCACGCGGCGGTGATGACGGGAATCTGCGCCGCGCCCGGCGCGAGTTGTTCGAGCGCATCCGAGCCGCCGAACTCGCCGAGGCATCGCGTGATCACTGGCGACAGGTCGCGCACCCACGCCAGATCCCGCAGCGAGAGATGCACCGCATTGAGCATCGTCGGCGCCGTCTGGCTCACGTCCTCGAAAAAGAGGTGCACGACTTTGGTGTAGGTGCAGTTCCAGTCGCCGCCGACGCGCTTGGTGAGCTGCGACCACGCTTCCGTGAGGTCCTGCTCGGTGAACGTCATCACGTCGATCAGTTCGGCGCCGATGTCCGCATCGACCTGCAACGTGTAGCCGCCGGTCGTGTACGTCATCAGGCTCGCGGCGATGGCCGCGACGGTGGTGTTGGTGAACAGCGCCGACACCTTCCGCCGATTGAGCCCCCACGTGTAGTCAATCAGCGCCGCGTCGTACACCATGTTCGGTGGCGCGGGTTTGCCGAGATAGTGATGGTTCGTGCTGAGAATCGTGCCGCCGAATTCGCGTTTCAAATTGTTGATCGAGCCGAGCGTGATGATGACATCCGCGCCCTCGACCGGCACGATCCCGCGCACCGTCATGGCGCCCGTCGACGGCGTGTGGTTGATCGATTCGTTGACGGTCAACGACGCCACGAGGATGCCCGTGCCTGGGGCGGCGTTCGAGCCGTAGGGCACGCCGTTGATCGCGATGAACGGTTTCGTGCTGTGGTAGTTCGAGCGCGTCGCACCCGAGCGCGCGACCTTCGACAGCGCGTACAGCGGCACCTTCGTGCCGACCAGCACGGGCCAGCCGGATCGGGTCGCCCCCGACCGCGCGATGCCGGACCGCGAGGGCAGGAGCTTCATGTCCCGTACGGCAAGCGGATGCCTTGCCCCTTCATCAGTGCGACGTTCGCATCGCCCACCGCGCGCGCAATCGCGTCCGGCGTGCCGAGCGGCTGCGTGATGTTGATCGTCTGGTAGATCACCGAGCCGCCGCCCGCCCGTCCGGCCGACCCGCCGTAGAGGATGTTGCTCGCGCTGTCGTCGTCCAAGGGCACGATGGCTTCTTTGCCGTGGAGTTCGACTATCGTGCCGCTGCCGAAATCACCCGAGCCGCCTTCGCCGAATTTCGGCACGCGCGGTCCCGAATACTGACCACCCGGCGTCCCAACCGACTGGCCCGGCCCCCACGTGCCGACGTTCCCCTGCGCTGCGAGTTGATCGTAGAACTTCGACAACTCTTGGTTGAGCGTTTGGAGATCGGTCGTGTCGAGGACGATGGTGTTGTGGAAACTTTTGAACGCGTCGTCCGCGTGCTGCGCGGCTCTCGCCGCCGCGTCGCTCACCGCTTGCGCCGCCGCGTTGGCGTCATCTCGCAACTGTTCTAATTGGGCCTGGGAGTACTTCGTGTAGTCGTTCAGCGCCCGCTGGTACGTGGTCGCGGCCTTGTCGGCGACCTGTTCCAGATTGCTTTTCTGCGCCTCGGTGGATCGATTCGACGCGTCGATCTTTTGCTGCTCCGCCTTGTCCGCGGCGATGGCCTGGGCGTAGATCGTGTCGGTGAACTGCTGCTCGATGAGGTTCTCCTGTGCCGTCTGCGAGATCCCCTCGACCTTCTTCGCGTGCAGCGCATCGAGCGCTTTCATCGCGGTCGTGTAGGCGTCCGTCTGGAGCTGGATCGCGCCCTTCGCGTCGAGCCCCTGCGCGGCGTTCAATTTCGTTTGGGCCTCGAAATTGGCGAGGATCTGCGCGTTCGTCGCCTGCGCGATCTTCAGATTCTCCTCGGCTTGCTTCTGGAGCTCCTTGTTGGTTTTGCCCACTTCCTCGTCGTGGAATTTTTTCACCACTTCGAGGAATTTCGCGTTGTCCTTCAGGGCTTCGGTTTCATCTTTGATCGCGTCCGCTTCCGCTTTGACCTGCTCGGTCGTGACGCCATAGAGTGCGGCGATCTTGCTCTGTTCGAGGCCCGCCTGGATGTAGTACTTGATCCCCTCGACCACCGTCCCGCTCAACTTGTCGAGCGTCTCCTGATAGGTGGCGCCGACCGAGTTCACGGCGGTCCACAGGTCGATGTGCTTTTGCGTTTCGACATCGAGGTTTTTTTGCATGTCGGCGAGGTTCGCGATGGCGGTCGCGTCACTGGCCGCGGTCGCGGCGTGCTTGCTTTCCCATTCGCTGAGGGCTTTCCAATGCCCCTCGACGGCTTGTTGACTCGTCGCGAGCCGCCACAGTTTGTCGGTCATGTCCTCCGTCTCGGCGACGGGGAATTTGATCGGGAGATTGACCGTGCCGCGGAAGGTATCCCATGCCGCGCTCGCCCACCCGAATTCTTCGCCGAGCGCGTGCATGGTGGCGCCCCACGGTGTGTACACCGCGTAATCCGCCGCGAGTTTGGCGCCCTGGCTGGCGAGCCCGATAAACTCCGTCATCGCCGGAATCAGCGGGCGCACGAGCGTTTGCGCGAAGTCCTCGGCGTGCACCTTCAACGACGCGATCTGCATGTCGAACTGTTCGGCGTTGTGCGCTTCCTCCGGCGTCAAGATGTGCGTGTCGGCGGTCATCGCTAACGCGTCGTGCATTTTCAGGAGGACCGGAATCAGGTTGCCGGTTTTGTCGCGGAAGATTTCCGCGTCGGCGGCGGCGCGTTCGGCGGGATCGGTGGTCGCGGCCAGTCCATCGGCGATGAGTTCGAGATAGTGATCCGGCCCGACCGCTTTCAATTGCTCCGTGGAGAGGCCGATGCGGTTCAGTCCTTTTTCAACGATGTCGCTGTTTTCCCCCATCCCCTTGGTGAGTTTGAAAAACGCATCGCCGAGCGTATCGAGACTGCTGCCCGCGACCGTCGCCGCGCTCGAGTATTGGGACAACGAGCCCACGGTCATGCCGGTGCGTTCGCTCATGTCCTGCACGGCGGCATCGGCCTTCGCGGTCTGCTCGGCGAATTCGAAAATCTCTTTGCCCGCGACGATCGCGGCGGCGCCGATGCCGACCACCGCGACTGCGGTCGGGCCAATCGATTCGGCCAGCGCGCCCATGCCCTGTTGCGCCGTCTGCAGCGGATGTTCAATCGCGTCGCCGATGTCGAAGCCCTTGACGAACGACCCCCACGATCCCTCGGCGGTTTTCGCGGCGTCGGCGATGGCTTGGATGTCGGGCGGGATTTTCTCGTTGGTCGCGTGCAGTTTCGCGATGGCCGCTTCCATCGTTTCCCCCGCGCGCGCAAGCTCGTCGCCGGTCAGCGTCGCGACGCCGCCGACCTTTTCGATGGCCGCGGCCATCAACGTGGCTTCCTGCACGATCTTCTGGCCGGTGAAGGAATCGGCCATGCGCGAGAGTTGTTTTTCCACGCTGGCCGCGCCCGACTCGAACGACTTCAGCTTCACCGTGGACGCGTCAACCGCGTTCTGAAAATCGGTGAAGTCCGCGTTGAGATGTCCGGTGAGCGGCATAGGTCAGAATTCCGGGAAGTCCATCGGGTCCGCCTTCGGCGTCAGCAGTTCAACGAGAATGTCGTAGTCGTCGCGGTCTAGTTCGCGGACCCACTCGACGCGCCAACCGCAGCGAACGGCGATGGAGAGATCGCGGGCGCGTTCGGCTCTCCACCCTGCCCGTTTTTTTCCGCCTCACGTTCGGCATCCATCGCCGCTTCGTGGGCCTCGATGGCGAGCTTGATCTCGCGGAAGGACGCCGGCGCCAGGTCCCTGAGCACTTTGGTCAGTTCTTGGATCGACAACCCGCGAATCGAATCGGCCTCGCCGGTGACACTGCGCCAATCCACGAGGTACGCCGTCACCAGCGCGACGCCGGTTTCCGAGATGTTGTGCCGCCAGAAGCCCGAGCGCTCGTCGGTGCCCTCGACCCATTCGTAACTGCGGGAGAACTGATCGCGCTGTTCGCCGCACGTCAACCGCTTCCGCACGATCAGCGTGTCGCCGTTGGCGAGCGTGAGCACCGCGGTTTCGGGTCGGACGAAACAAATTCCCATGCGACTCCTTTCAGCGTTCGGGCGGGCCGAGCGTGGCGACCAACTGCGTGTCGCCGATCTGGATCGTCTCGGTGACCAGTGGAAAGCACCACAGCCCCTTGAGCCCTTCACGTTTGCCGGTGAACAACAACGGACGCTGGCGCAACCGAAACTTGTCCGCGCGCGCGAACGTCGCACTCAGGCGCCACCGGCCGTCATGCGTCTGGTCGGGTTTGTGGTGCACGATGATCCACTGCCGGATCGTCGCGGCCTCGCGCACGTTCCAGTTAGCGCCCCAGAGGATCGCGCCCGTCGAGCCGCGGATCGCGACGTTGCCGAGGACTCCCATCGCGCGTTAGGGCTGGGTCGGCCCCGTCCACGATGCCGCCGCCTTGAACGTCGAGGACACTTTCGGCGCGCCCTTCACCGTGGCGTCGATGTCCGCGTCGAGGTACGCCTTGCCCTTCCACCCGAACCCTGCCTCGTTCGTGTTGGGCGTGAGCAGCAACATCCCCGGTGTCGTCGCATCGACCGCCTCGAATAGTGTGAGGTCGGTACTGTCCCAGTACCCGCCGATCGTGCCGCTGATGTCCTTCAAGCCGGGCACGTAGACCTTGTTCAGATCCTGAAAGCAGGTAACGTCCTCGTAGTCGGTTTTCTGCGACAGCTTCCACGCGTTCAGCGCGATGAGCGGCACGGGAGTGACGCCCAAAGGGTCGTAGGAAATCTGTCCGTAGCGGCCGGTGAGAATCATGATCTCTGTCCTTTCGTTGTGTTACGCCCCGACCGTCGCCAGCGCGCGGTACTGCCCGCCGCGGTGCTGCCACCGGATCGATTTGTCGGCCTCGTCCACTTCGGTGTTTCGCACTCGTTGCTCGCGCTCCATCGTCACGCAGCCGTATCCGGTGACGGTGAACAGCGCCCGCGCCAACAACTGATCGATGCGATAGGCCGCGGCCTTGATCTGTTTCGTCGCGACCGTCGACGCCTCGACCGCTTTCACCACGTAGAGCACGTCTTCGAGCGCCCGACCTTGGAAGGTGTCCACGTCCGCCGGGACCAACACCGACACAATCGCGAATTGCTTCGCGCCCGGTGGGGCGATGTCGATGAACACGCCGTCCACGAGAAGGGGCTTCAACGTCGCGTCGTTGGCCAACAGGTTGACGATGGCCGCGTCGAGGTCCGAGCCGTCAGGCAACGTCGGCATCGCCGGTCACCTCCAGCCCCGCGCGCTCCAACAGATCGCGAATGGCTTCCCACATCGCGAGCCGGTTCTTCTCCATCGCCGGGACAAACGCCGGCGTGCCCGGCATGATGCCGGTTTCGTGCAGCACGCCCGCCTTTGTGTAGTAGTGCCGCGCCTGCGATCCGTACTCGAACAACCACGCGTGCGGCGCGCTACTGAGCACCTTGATGTCCACGCCGAGGCCATCGCCGCTCAGTTCCTCCTGACTCACGTGGTCGCGAAGGTTGCCCGTCAGGTGCTTCACGTCGCCGTACTTGCTCTTGATGTCGGTCACCGCGCGATTGGCGGCGCCTTCGATGATGTGCCGCGCTTCGCCCGCGAGCTGCTGCGGCAGATCCCGCAACTCCGCTTTCAGTTCGTCGAGCCCGTCGATGCGGAAGCTCGCACTCATGACACCGGCTCCACGACGCCGAGCACGAGCTCCTTGCAGCGCTCATCGACGTTGACGATCCCGACCACGCTCGCCGTGTGCGGCCGCAGGTAGTTGTCGGTCCACGACACCCGCGTCTGGATCGTGACGCCTGGATGGAACGGCATAAACACGAGCAAGGTCGCGCTCGCGAGTACGGTGCCCTGGGCGTACCGCTCGATATCGCGCACCGCCGCGGGCAGAATCGACGCATCGAGCGTGGGCGGGTCGAGCGGTGCAAACGATTCCGTATACCCGCCGTCGCCGTCAGGGACCGGCGGCCCGGGCGCGTCGAGGGACACCCGCTGCGCCCTGGCGCTGATCGGCGTCTGCATTCCGATGAGGCCCATGTGTCTACGTCACCCAGATCAAGCGATACGGCGCGATGCATTCCTCGTAGCCCATCGGCACCATTTCCATGTGTCGCGCTTCCGATGCGAGGTCGCGGCCCATCGTCGCGAAATGCGCCGTGAGCAGTCCGACCGCTTGCACGAGCAACGGCGCTTCCGCTTTCAGGTCCGCCGCGGTCGGCCAGCCCGCGACGACGACCCACGTGCCGGCACTCGGCATCGCGAACTGAATCGCGCGCGTCGAGGCGTTCGCCTTGAACGTGATCACTTCACCCGTCGGCGCCGTGATCTGCTGCACCGGCCACGCTTGCCACGGCAGCGGGACGTACGCCAACGGGTCGATGCTGTCGGCATAGGTGACGTGGCGCGTCTGCGTGAGCAGCGCCAGCCCGGTATCCTGTTCGACCTGGCTGCGAGCGGCGGCGATGAAATCGTCCATCAGCGCATCGCGCGGATCGCCCGCGGGCCAGTTCAGCCCCGCGCGCAGCTTGCCTTCATCGAGCGTGATCGGTTCCTCGGTCGGCGCGACCACGAGGACCGAGGACACGATGAGCGGCTGTTGCCACGGTGCAGTGACGAACGGAATCGTCATGCGCGCCTCCGACGTTTGTAGGTCGCCGTCGTGACCTCGCCCGGTTGCAACGTGACGACGCGGTCGGGCGGCGGCGGACTGACCGCCGGCCGACTGGCCGCGAGTTGCTCATCGCGCATCGGCAGTTGATTGATGACGATCCGTTTGTTCGTCGCGTTCGGCGTCCCGTCGTAGTCGGCCGACGTGCACGTCGTATGCGGTGCGTCGTCCACGGGACACCGCCGCGGCGTCGGCCAGAAGATCGGCGACGGCGTGCCCCACCACATTACGCGGCCCTCCCCGACTGCCACGCGGCGCCCTGCCAGTTCGCTTCGCTGCCGTCACCGAGCACGACGTACTGCCCGGTCGTCCACGCCGTCGCGGGCGCGGCGGTGATCGTGTCCATCGCCGTGAACACGTCCGGCGCTTCGGCGTTCGCAGGGGTCCACGTACCCGGTGTGCCCGCGGTCGCGCCCGTCGCATTGGGACCGTTGTTGCTCCAGCCGGGAATGTTCGTGTCGATGGGAACCGGCGGCGGCTCCGTCGACGAGATGCCCTCATCCGCGGGGCTGTTGCTCCAGCCCGGCGGCGGTGCGGCGGCTTGCGCGGTGACTTCTTCGTCCATCGGTGACTCCAGTTCGCACGGTGCGCCGTCGTGACGCACCGTGCGAGAGATCGCGGTTTAGATCAGCCCCGTGACTTTGCCGAAGGCGCCAGGACGGTAGACGGCGAGCGCGAGCCGTTCCTCCGCGCGGATCGCGACCAAGTTTCGGACGAAATAATCTTGGTGGCTGTTGCTCGCTTCGACCCGGATGCCGCCCTTGCGGAACACCTGCGACATGGTGCCGAACGCGCCGACCAGCGCGGTGTTGGCGACGATGGACGGCGTGACGGCGACGGGCGTGCCCCACACCGATGCGGTCGGCAGCGACGCGAACGGTCCGCCGCCGAGGTACTCGCCCGTGGTGGTCTTCGCCGTGGCAATCGTGAACCAGTTCGCCGGGTTCAGCACGACGCCATCGGGATAGACGAACGCCGTCGTCGCAATCGCGGTGATCTGTCGGAGAATCGCATCGACGTTGGTTTCCGGTGGAGTCGCCGCACCGTTGCGCACGACCGGCGCCGCGAGGCCCACGCGATTCATCACGCCCATGAGATTCGGCGGCGTGCCGTTGCCGTTGAGCAACTGATCTTCTTCGGCAAGCTGCACGCCGAGGATCAATCGCGCATCGATGTACGACTGGATCGCGGGCACGTCTTCGAGCATTTCCTCGGTGACCGGCAACCAATGCGCGATCTTCGAGACGGGGTCGGTGTGCTGATCGAACGTCAGCGCCGACTCCGGTTTTGCGCTGCCTTCCGCGACAGTCGCCGCCGCATTCGTGAACGCGGTTTCAATCATGTAGATGATCGCGTTCGAGGTCGCGGTGCCCGACGCCATCAGGTCCGCGACCATGAGGCGCTTGAACAGAATCGACTGAATCCCCGGCATGTACTGCGGCACGATGAGTTTGCCGCCGACAGCGGGATCTTCCGTGAGCGTCGTTGCGCGCATCGGCCCCATGCACTCGACGGCGGGCGACGCCCATGCCGAGGGCCGACGGTGCAGGCCGCTGCGGAAAAACTGCTGCACGTTGGCGTCGGACACGAACTGCTGCCCGATGGAGCGTCGGTCGATAGGTGCGAGCGGCGCCCCGCCATTCGCCTGGATGCCGCCGGTCAACGCGTTCACGCGCGCGCGAAGTTCCGCGTCGCCGCGCATCCCATCGAGCTTGGCCTTGATGGCCGCACCTTCCGCGAGGACGGTATCGATCTGCTGTTTTTCCTCGGCGGTCATCGGACGGCCGGTCGTGGTGCTGCCGTCCGCGTTGGTGACGGTGGCGGCGTCGCACGTGTGCGCGATGTCGTTGATCAGCGCCGTCGCTTTTGCCGCGACCGCGGCGAGATCACTTTCGAGTTGGGCGATTTTCATTTCAGTTGTTCCAGTTGCAGCACGAGCGCTCGCCGCTCGTACTCGATTAGGGCCGGGTCGCGCGCGACGTGTGCATCGTTGGATCGCGAGTCCGTGTGCACAGGTGGAGCGTCGACCGCAGCGCGCGTCCCGACGACCGGCATCGGCATCGGTGCCGGTGTCGTCGGTTGCATGACCCGCGCGAGCGTTTCCTGACTGGTGGCGATGCGATCAATCAATCGGGCATCGAGCGCGTGTTCTGCACTGAGCGTGCGGCCCTGGCCGTAGCCGTCGCGCACGTCAACCGCGCGCACGCCGCGGCCCTTGGCGACATCGCCGACGAAGCGGCCGTACGAGCCGTCCACGAGCCCCTGCACGTGCGCCATCGCGTCGAGAGACAGCGGGCCGCCGTCGGCGCCTTCCGCTTTGTATTTGCCCGCGGACACGACCGAGCGTTTCACGCCCATCTGCGCAAGCGCTTCGCTGATGTCGTTATGAATCGTGTAGACGCCAATCGACCCCACGAGCGCCGACGGCGAGGCCACAATCTCGGTCGCGCCGCTCATCGCCCAATACGCCGCGGATGCCATCAGGTGATTGGCGTGCGCGATCACCGGCTTGATGCTGCGCGCCCGCAGGACCTCGCGCGCGAATTCCGACGCGCCCGCGACGTTGCCGCCGGGACTATCGACATCGAACAGGATCGTTCGGACGTTCGGATCGGCGACCGCCGACTGGAGCTGCTCCGTCAGTGCGTCAAACGTCGTCCCGCCCGACGCTTGGGTGAACATGTTCATCCGCGGCGCGATGACGCCGTGGATCGGAATCACCGCGAGGGCTTTGTCCGTTGCGGTCGGCGCTTGTCGCGAGGCCCGCGCGTCGAGCGCCTCGATGATGGCGCCATCGTCGGGCTCCAGTCCCGCGAGCCGCTGCGCCAGGATGTCGGCGATCAGCGCCCGCATCGGCGGCGTGATCGCCCACGGATGTTCGAGCGCGAAGGCGACGAGATGCGCGTAGTTACGCGGCGTCGGCATCGGAGTCCTCCACAGGCGGTACCAGCGAGAGCGGCGCGGGCGCGTCCGTCGCCGCCGGCCCCGCCGCCGCCTCCGCGGTCGCGATGTTCGCGTCCACGGCGTTCGCCGGGCCGCCCTGTTGCGCCGCCAATTGATCGGCGGTCGGATCGTCAGTGATGCGCGGGAGGTTCAGCCGCGCGCGCGCTTCGTTCGCCGTCATGAACGCGCGACGGACCGCCACTGCGAGCGACGAAGTCTGCTCCTCAAAATTGCCCTTCAGCTTTTCGGCGATGTTGAACTCGCAGTAAATGTCGTCGCTCGCCTTCACCTCGGGCAGCAGCCACAGTTGAACCGCCAGCTCGATCATCGTGAGCCACGGCCCGAGCGTGTCCGCGTACAACTGCTTGTGCTGTTCCTTGATGTTCGAGAACGTCGCGTGTTCGAGGTCGCCGACGAACGGCGGCGGGATGTGATAGGCCGCGGCACACTCGGTGCGCGAGAGCTTGCGCGCCTGGATGTACTCCGAGTCGCGGAAGGTCTGCCCGTTCGGCACGTAGTGCATCCCGTCTTCGAGCACCGCGACCGTGCCCGAGCCGTGGGCACCGGCGTGCCGCGCTTGAAACTGCTCGCGCCACGATTGCTTCTGGGCGGGCGTCCACCGCGGCGCGTCCTTCGGCCGTTCGATCACGCCGCCGACCTGCGCGGAATTCAGCCAGAAGTTTTCGCGGTGATCCGCCGCGGCGTTTTCCTCGGCGAGCATTCGCGCGAGCGTCACCAGTGGCGACAAGCCCATGACCTCGTTGAGCGGGTTGTAGCCGTTGAAGTAGACGATCTCGGTCAGGTCAACGAGCTGCGGTTCCGCCCCGCGCGGCGTGAAGATGTAGTGGTCAGGCAGCAGACCGCCGACCACGATCATTTCGTGCGGCGGCAGTCGCACGAGCCCGATGCGATCCGGCAACCGGACCTTCATCCAGTACGCGTTGAAATAGACGGCGAGATCCGCCACGAGACTCTCGATCAGGCGGTAGCGCGTCGTCGCGTAGTTCGGATGCTCGATCCAATCGACAATCGGGAGGTCGGCGGCGGTGAGCCGCACGCGGTCGGTGTCGGAGATGCGGCGATACCAATGCAGCCCGCAATCCGCGATGCCGCGCGCGAGGAAATCCACACACGTGCGGATGTTGGGTTGCAGCGCGTAGACCTGGGAGAACGCCCACGCATTGCCGCCCGCGCCGTACCACGCCGACCACGAGGACCCGATGGGATTTCGAAACGCGTCGTAACTGTGATCGGGTGACGACGCCAGCGTGCGCAGTTTCCCGCCGGACACCACCGTCGCCATTAGTCGATCACCTGCACGAACGCGACGTTGCTGCGATGCACGAGCACATCGCCGTCGGCGGGCTCAGGATTCAGACCGGGCTTCAACACATCCGCCTTCTTCAGCAGCAACCACGCGCCACGCGACTGCCAGAGCACGCCGCGAAGCGCCGTGTCACGTTCCGCAATCAGATGAACAACAACCGATCGATGGAGGAAAGGCGGACGCCACCACAGCCAGGACACCGCGAGCCAGTGTCAGGCCGACGGCTCGCGCGCGGATTTTCTGTTGGGTTTATTCGTCGCGGTCGTCGGCAAGCTCGCGCCGCAAGCCACGGCGCAAGAGTTCTGGCACGCTCACGCCGGTCCGCTGGGATCGGTCGTAGGCGCGGTCATAGTCGGAGGACGGCACCAACACTTGCACGGTCGCGGGTTGGTCACCGGGCGTGAGAGGCGGGCGGCCTCGGCCACGCGGTTCGCTCATTTGGTCGGTGACCATTTGAACACGGAACCGCTTGACTTCTACGCAACAATCAACACGGGATCTTCGGCGGGCTCGGGCTCGGTCGTGCGGATCGCGAGGTTCCACGCGATTGCGAGCGCCACAATCGGATCGATGCGCCCGCGGCTGCGCTTTTTGACAGGGTAGATGTTGTCCTTCCCGTCGCGCTGCACCACCACATTGCCCGCGCACCAGAGCATCAACGGATCGCCTTCGGTGTCCATCTCGCCGGCCAGCACCGCCGCTTCGAGGGCGAGACAGCCGCTCGACATGCCCGCGTAGGTTTGCGACACCTCGAGGATCTGATCGGTGTCGAAGCCGTCATCCCGGGTCAGTTGCGTGATCAACTGGTCGGCGTGCCACGGATCGAACCCCACCCGCAGGATCGTGGCCTCGTCGCGCAGCGCGGCCAGGGCGTCACGGATGACTTGGTGATCCACGCGCGTGCCCGGCACCGCGATCAGGTACTTGGCCTCGGCCCATTCGACGTACTGCGCGCGGTCGCGGCGGGCGCGCTCCTGCAACGTGTCGGCGGGCGTCCACACCCATCGCCGCGCATACCAGCGCGGCCGGGTCGGCGTCGGCGGAAACAACGCGAGCATCGCGGTCAGGTCCAGCTTCGCCGCGAGGTCGATGCCGACGTAGCACTCGGCGCCGCGCAACAGGTCGGGCGCCCACGTTGTCTGTCCTTGGCGCCACCCGTCAGTCGAGAGCCACGGCTGTAAGGTGTTGACCCACAAGTTCAAATGCTTCTGTTTGTAGGCCGCGGCGGCGCCGGTGATGCCGAGCGCTTTGGTGACCTTCTGGCGAAGGTCGTCCGGGTTCACCGACACGCCGTAGTTCGGATTTGCTTTGCGCGCCGTCGTGTCGAGCGTCCAGTCATCTTCCGGGTCGGCGTGCGCGATGAACGCGAAATAGGTTTCATCGACCCGCGTCCGGTCGAGGATCTCGCACGCATAGATATGCTCGCGACCGCATGGTGATGCAAGGTCATCCCCGGCGGTCGTGATCTTGAAGATCACCGGCTGTCGCCGCGCGCTCGTTGACGTTTCGAGCACGTCGATGGTCCCGCGGGTTTTGTACTTGTGGATTTCGTCGAGGCTGATGAAATGCGCGTTCAATCCGTCGAGCGAGTCTTCGTCAGCGCCGAGCGGTTCGAGCTTCGACGCGCTGACCTCCTGATAGAGATTCGATTTCAGGACCGCGATCCGTGTCTTCAAGCCGCTCGAAATCACAAGCTGCTTCGCGTCACCGAAGACGATGCGGGCCTGATCCTTTTTCGTGGCGGCGCAGTAGCCCTCCGCGCCGGGCTCGCCGTCGAAAAAGGTCACGTAGACGGCGACCACGGCATCTTCGAGCGACTTGCCGTTTTTGCGCGGTAGCTCGTTGTACGCATGGCGGAAGCGCCGGTACTCCGTCTCGCAATGCACCCACCCGAACAGCGAGCCCAACCGGAACACCTGATACGGTTCCCAGCGGATGAACTGCCCCGCCCACTCACCGCGGTAGTGTTTCAGTTGTTCGCCGAAGCGCAGGAACCGATTCGCCCGTTCCACGTCGAAGCGGTACGGAAACGCCGGCGTCGCTTCGCGACTGCGGTCGTGTTCGTGTCGCTCACACGCGAGCTTGTGATATTTGCCAGCCGGGACCCGCCCGCGCAGGACCGTGCGAGCGTAGTGATCGATCTCGTGACGCGCCAACGCGCCTCCCCACTACTTCTCGGTTGCGCCTCGACTCCGGATTAACTGTGGACGGGTCGGCGCCACCGCGGGCGCTTGATCGAATTCGGTGAACGGATCGGCGTCGGGCTGCGCGGCGGCGACCACACGCGTGCGACTCGACGGCGTGAGCCCGAGTTCCGGCCACAGCTTCGTGCAGCCCGACAGCGCTTTGGTCGCAATCGACAGGTACGGATTCGGAATCGGGTACCCGTTCGGCGTTTGAATGACCATGCCCGAGGTTCGCACGCGTTCGCTCGCGTCGAGGTACCGCGCCCATTCGAGGCAGAGGGCCAACAGCGCCGCGCGGTCGGCGTCGGTGATCTGCCGCGCCCGGTGCAGCATCGGCGCCAACCGCTGCCACTCCTGCAGCGCAGTCGGTACCTCCGCGAGCTCGCGCGGCGGGATCACCCATGTGTCGTCGGTGCTCGGCGGGCGCGGCTCGGCCTCGTTGAGCGGGCGCTTGCCTGGGTTGCCTTCGAGCCGCCGCCGCCACGACGGGATCGGTTTGCGTCCGTTCATTCCTAACCTTGCGGGTTCGGCGTAAGCGCCATGAGTTCGTCGGCCTCGACGACGTGGATCAGGCGCATCGGCCGATTGAGTGTGTTCGCGATCTCTTGCATCTGCTGGAGAACCCAAGGCGATTCGGCCAACCGCCGCCGCGCAAAGACCGCGTTCATCGGCCCGAGCGGTGTCATCACCATCTTCATGCCGTAGTCGCCGGTCTCGTCTTCACCCACCCACGCGTACAGGTCCACCGGTTTGCGCCCGTTCATCGGTTGATCAATCCACAGAGGATGCCGAGGTGCAAGTACATGATCTGCCGCGGCGTGCGATCGGCCCGATCAGCGTCGTGGTAGTACTCCCACATCAGTCTCGCGATGAAGACCGGATCGGCCCCGCCTTCCGCCGCGGCGGCAATCGCGTCGGAAAGCTTTTGATCCTCGGCCGTCACGAGAACAACCCCACGCGCGCGAGCGGAATCACCCGCGGCGTTGGATACTCCCGCACGATCTGTCCATCGAGGGTGATGCCCATCTCGGTGCGCGGCGCCGCGGACTGCTTGAAGAAAAACGCGGTCCTGGCGCGCGTGGCCTTGGCCCGCAGCTCGCGCACCCACGCGTGATCCATCGGCCGGAAGTCCGGCCCCGATTCGCCACCGACGATCAGCCAATCGATTTTCCGCAGGTTCAAGGACGGCATCGGGCCGAGCACCGGCTCCGCGGAGATGAACCGCACCGCGGCGGGAATCGCGCGCAACGTGTCGGCGCGGTAGGTGTGCCGGTCGTTCTCGATGCTCACCCCGAGCCAGACGTTCGGATAGCCGCGGCCCCAATCCGGCGGCAGATGCGCGACGATGCGATCATCGCGCTTCGTGAGGATCTGGAAGTGCAGATGCGGACACGCGCGGATGACGGCCCACGCTTCAGCCCGCCACGGATCGGCGTCTTCGTGAAACCAATCCGACCACGAGCAGGTGAAGACGCGCGCGGTGCGGCCCGCGGCCGCGGCCTCACGCTCCCACTTGAGCGGTTGCCCCCACGTTTTCGTGCGCGTCACGACCGAGGGATCTTGGCCGTAGCGTTCCTGAGCCGTGAACATGTAGCAGTGCGCGCAGCCAGGAGAGATTTTCGAGCAGCCGCGCCACGGGTTCCAGGTGTGTTCGGTCCACGCGATGATGGTTTCGTTGCTCACGAGGTCACCCGCATGTTACTGCTCCGCCTTTTTTTTGCGGAACTGTTCTCGCCGCGTCTGCCAGCGCCAGCCGTGCGCGCCGCAGGATTCATCGAGGGCGCGATCTTGATGCCCGCCGATCACAGGTTCGCCGCAATGCGTGCAGACTCGCCGCGGGCGTCCCGCCTTTTGGGCGTTCTGCTTTCGCGCGCGTCGTTGCTTCGGCGTGTTCGCGAGCCCGCCGAGTCGCCCGAGGGCGGCGGCGGGATTTTCTGGTACCAGAGTTTTTTTAGGCATAGTTAGCGCTTTGATTGTAGCAGGATAAAAACGCGCGGCGGCGGTTGTTGCAGAGCGGCGGCGGTCGCGCGCGGCGGCGGCGGGCGGTCGCGAGAGCGGCGGGCGGCGGGCGGCGGCGGTTGCCTGGGAGAGCGGCGGGCGGCGGGCTGGGAGGGCTGGAGGGCGGCGGCGGGCGGGCTGGGAGGGCGGGAGGGCGGGAGAGCGGGCGCCCGCTTGGCGGCGGGCGCCCGAGGCGGGCTTACGATGCCTTGCGGCGGGCGGCGGGCTTGGCGGCGGGCTTGGCGGGCGCGGGCTTGGCGGTCGCCTTGGCGGCGGGCTTGGCGGGCGCGGCGGGCGCGG